AATCATGGTTTGCCTGAGGGAGAGATCGAGGATTTTGAGAAATATGGGTATCAGATAGATCATAAACCTCATTGGCATGTACCCGCTAAAGGCTACATCACTGAGGGGATAGGAATGGAAGCAGCCGCGAATCATGCAGCTGATCTTGCCATTGCCGTGCTCGATAAGATGGGAGTAGCAGAATATCGTGAAATGTTACCATACAAGCCATATCCTCACGCCACAAACGGAGGTGCTCCGCATTATGGCAAGGGAGAGCTCAGTTTCCTTACTGACTTGTCTATCGCTGCTCTTGGTTATAAAAGAAATAAGATAGGTGCAGGATATTTAGAATGGGGACATAGCTGGTGGAATAACAATCTGCCGCCTCATGCCATTACGATTTTACGTTCTAAGCTTACAAGGAAGGCAGTTCCGATTCTTTCAAGAAGAGGGAACAACGTGATGAAGGTAGGAGAATCGCACAGGATTACTGACACCAGGTTAGCCTACATGGGAGCCCGCTATGTTAACATGGTAGCGTCTAGAGCAGGTAGTAATCTAAACTACGCGCTTTACCACTTCCCTTCATTTTCGCACAGCACTCCTGATAAGACAGCCAAATTCTTAGATGAATTTAGCAGTTCAACTCCATTCTCGCTTGATTACAGCGGTTATGACATATCGATGTCTGCCGTTCTTCAGAAGGCACTCTATCGCGTTTACGCTAGGTATTGTACGCCAGGCGAGTTGGAGATGTTATGGGAGCAGCTTCAGTGTTCAGTGATGACAGGTCCAGTCAAGGGTCTACATTCAGTTGGCTTTATGGCTGACAAACTGGGCCAATTATCCAGCGGGACGAGAACAACGTCTGCCGACGGGTGCGTGCTTAATATGATGGCATCATTGTATGCTATGCAGAAAGCAACGGGCATGTCTGATGCTGATACAGTAAATGGTTTTATCAACATGAGATTCGGCTTCTTGTGGTGGGGTGACGATACTGTCGTACTTCCACCCACTGATGTCAAATTCTCAAAGGATGATTACCTCGATGCCTTAGGAGATCTTAACCTAGTAGCCACGACGTTAGACGAAGTGGTGTTCTTGAAGAAGAGATTCTTCAAAGACGAGATGGGCAAATACCAATGGCATCCTATTGTATCTCGATCCTATCAAAATTCCCTCTGTGGCGAATTCGCACGTGGCATTACCGACCATAATGATGCTATGCATGTTAGGGAAGTGAAGATCATGACTTTGCTACGTTTATACGCACGTCTGCAGGGTGCTGAAAGATCACCGGCGTGGCCGCTTGTGGAACCGTTCTTGGTAGGTGAGAAATCGCCCGTCTGGACACACGGGTTGTCTGCGTTAAATAAGCAC